AACAAAAACGCAAAGACACCAGCAGACGGGGAGCCTTTGCCCGTAGCAACGAGCGCCATGACGCTAGAGCAAACACGACAGTGGATTGCCGACACATGGAAAAGGTGCCAAGACGAAGCTTGGCGGGAGCCAACCACTAAGACGGTGGTGTACCTGACCGCTGGTAGCTACAGTCTTGAGACGCTTGAAAACTTAGTTAAGTTACTTAGAAAGGTGGCTAATGATGACTAGAGAAGACATCGTCCGCATGGCGCGGGAGGCTGGTTTTAACCCAGTCTCATACATGGGCGCAAACCTTGAATCGTTTGAACGCTTCGCCGCGCTTGTTGCTGCTGCCGAGCGTGAGCGCATCTGCAAGGCGATCAAAGAGGAAGACGATTACTGCGTCACCGAAGGCGATTACATGCTGGATTCGAACGACTGCATCGCCGTGGCAAAAAGCAAGTGGGTTCGTCCCGACTACAGCGAAGGCGCCATACGAGCAAGGGGGCAGCAGTGAACGCCGCCGACTACGAACGTGCCTTGCAGGACCTTGAGGACATCAAACGCACCCTAGCAGCGCTGCGCGCCAACGTGAACATGTTGATGTTTGCCGCTGCGGCGGCCGAGAACGAGCAGTGCGCCCGGCTGATTGAACGCATGGGTACTGATGGCTACGGCACGCTGGCGATAGCCGCTGCGGTGCGGCAGCGTATGTTCGACGGCCCTGACCGTTCGGTGCACTAGCTGTGACCGTTGGTTCGAGTGGCCTGGCCGTCGGTTCGGGGCTGAAAGTGATTGATCGTTCGGGTAATCGTTCGAACGATCAAACCGAACGAACGATAGCTGAAGGGCGCAAACTGTGTTGCTCGATCGCCGGATGTGGGGGCAAACTGCGTTGCCCCACACGGAGTCGATCAGAGCGAGGGGCGAACGGAGGGGTGCAAAAGTGGGTAATCGTTCGAACGTCTCCCTCTCTCGAAGAGAGAGGCGAACGATCAAACCGAACGATCACTTTTGGGGGTGGGTTTTGCAGGGGGGCTTGCCTTCTGCGGCGGGGTGAGGTTATAATCTCGCGCATACCCCTGACGGTTGGAGCGTAGATGAGCAAACCCCGAGCAACGAAGAGCGATGAACCCAAACGCGGTGTGGGTGCGCCTCGGCGTTACGATCGCGCCGCCGTGGCGGAGAAAGTTTGTGCGGAGTTGAAGCGTGGGCGTTCGTTGGAGTCGATTTGCGCGGCGGAGGATATGCCGCACGTGGGGACTTTTCTTGAGTGGGTGGAGCGGGATTCCCCGGCCGGCATAGCGCAGGACTACGCGCATGCGCGCAAAATTGGCTACGCGCTGCTAGCGGAGGAGATCGTCGCCCTGGCGGACAAGACCCACGAGTGGGTGATGACGCAGGAGCTCGACCCGGACGGCCAGCCGATGTTTGAGGATGACGGCCGCCCCCGGTTGAGGAAGGTCCTCATGCCGTTGAGCGCGGACGTCATCGCGCACAAGCGGGTGCAGATTGACACGCGGAAGTGGATGCTGAGCAAGATGCTGCCCAAAGTGTACGGCGACCGCCTGACCACCGAGCACACCGGCGCTGAGGGCGGCCCGGTGCAGGTTGAGTTGAGCGTGTTTGATCAGATTCTCAACAATCTTGAATTGAAACGTCAGGCCGAAGACGGTGGGCGCGACTGACAGCGCAGCGCTGGCGGGGTTGCTGCAGGATGCGCAGCTACGCCAACAGTTCAGGCATCTCCCCCCGCAGCGGCAGGCGGCGTGGGCTTGGCGGGCGTTGTGGCTGAGCCAGGCTCATCGGCATCAGATACTCCCCGTGGGGGATTGGTGGTCGATATGGCTCATGCTTGCAGGGCGAGGAGCAGGCAAGACCCGTACCGCAGCTGAGCAGGTCGGCTGGTGGGCTTGGAGCTACCCGAAGACCCGCTGGCTGGTAGCCGGGCCGACCTCGGCCGATGTGCGTGGCACCTGCTTTGAGGGCGACTCGGGACTGCTCACCGTGATTCCGCAGGTGCTCATCAGCGAGTACAACAAAGCACTGCACGAGTTGAAGCTGACCAACGGCTCATTGATAAAAGGCATTCCGGCCTCGGAGCCCGAGCGGTTCCGGGGGCCGCAGTTTCACGGTGGATGGTGCGACGAGCTAGCGGCGTGGGAGTACCTGCAGGAGGCGTGGGACCAGATTCAGTTCGGTGTGCGCCTCAAGCTGCCCGACATGAAGTCCCGCCTGCTCATCACCACGACCCCCAAACCCCGCGACCTGATTGTTGACCTCATCAGCCGGGAAGGCACCGACGTCACCCTAACCACGGCGAGCACGTACGCGAACGTGGATAACCTGAGTGACAACTTCAAAGCGCAGATCCTGGCGTATGAGGGTACCAACCTCGGCCGGCAAGAGATCCACGCCGAAGTGATTGACCCGGAAGAAGGGGGCATAGTCAAGCGGGATTGGTTCAAGCTCTGGCCAGCGGAGAAAGAGCTCCCGAAGCTGGAGTTCATCGTTCAGTCGTACGACTGTGCGTATACGGAGAAGACGCACAACGACCCCACGGCGTCTATTACCTTCGGAGTGTTCAAGCCGCAAGACGGCCCCATGAGCGTGTTGGTCATCGACGCGTGGCAGGACCACCTGCAGTACCCCGATTTGAAACCCAAAGTCATCGACGAGTACGATATAGTCTTCGGCGAGGGGCGCAACCTGAAGAAGGTCGACCTCGTGCTCGTTGAGGACAAAGCAGCGGGCATCGTGCTCATTCAAGACCTGCAGCGTGCGCATGTGCCGGTGCGGGCGTACAACCCCGGCAAGGCCGATAAAATCCAGCGCCTGAGCATAGTCGCCAACATCGTGCGCGCTGGCCGGGTCTACATCCCGGAGTCGAGTGTGCGCGCCGGCTACGTAAGGGACTGGGCCGAGGGTATGATTACGCAGATATGCAGCTTCCCGAACGCAACACACGATGACTTTGTGGATGCTTTCAGCCAGGCGTTGCGGTACATGCGCGACGCGGGTTGGCTCAACATTGACCCCGCGCCGCGTGATGACTACGACCCCGAGGATTATATCGACGCGCTCAACGACTCGCCGGACTACGCCGGCCCGAGGACCAACCCCTATGCCGCCTAGCCTGTTACCCCCGACCCCTGAAGAACTCGAAGAGCTCCGCCTGCGCCGCCGGGCGTCCCAGTTGAAGGGCTATGGCGAGGGCGCTGAAGACCCCATCGCTCAGGCGCTGTTCAACGTGCGGCGCAACCTGGGCGAGGCGGGCCGGGCCGTAGTGGGCGCGAAGCCTTACGACGAGACCAACCCGACTGGCAGCTACCGCGCCGTTCAGGCGTTGATGAACGCTCCCACGCCGGCCGCAATCATCCCCGAGGCGGCTCAGGCTGCGGGCAAGGCCGCCACCGCGCTGAGCGGGCTGGGGGCGCTGGGGGTCGTTAAGCCTAAGGGCGGCAACTGGCTTGCTGGTACGGTTGAGCGAGGGCTAGGGTTGCTCAAACCCCGAGGTCCCGCGCATCGTGATGAGGCGTTGATGCTTGGCGGTGAATTTGAACGATTTGCTGATACCCCGGCGGGTGTTAAACAGATAGCACAAAATGCTGCGATCAGCGACTGGATTGATACAAAGCTCGGCAAGTACGTTAAGAACGAAATGGCCACGCCGGAAGACCCGGTACGGGCGCTGGCTGAGCGCGGGGTGTTGCATCGTAACACTTACGACCTGGGTGAACCCGGTTCGGCCATGAAAGAAAAGCGCAGCTCACAGGGGTTCCCTGAACAGGGCATGGCCGTTAGCCCTGAGGCTCAGTTCTGGGAGTACGTGACGGACCGGGCTGTTGACCCGGCTCGGGCAGCCGACTTCAAATACGGTTCGCTTGATGAGTCGATCCCGCGAAACAACCCTTGGCTTGAGAAGGTGCCGGATGAAGCGGCGGTTTACTCCGCAAAGGGTTTACAGCGCGAATTGGGTTTTGAACACCTCATCGACGAGCTACGCAACGCCACTAACCCTGACTCGGGCCTACCGAGGTCGTTGCAGCTGAGCCCCGAGAAGTTGCAGAAAGTCACGGTGCCACAGGCCGTCGAGCTGGTCGACAAGATCAACAAGTGGCGAGCCGAGCAAAAGGCGGCGGCTGACCTCAAGCGCTCACAAAACGCCGCTACGGTTGAGTACAAGGCATACGAGACTATCCCCGGCACCACCGAGCCTAATCAGCGGGGGTTGCGCTGGGTTGAGTTGAGGGCACCAACTGAGAGCTTGGCATTGCCGAAGGGTTACTCAATTCAAACAAGTCATGGCACCCCGTATTTGCAGGACGAAAAGGGCCAAATCGTTCAGTACCTTGATGATGCCAAAGGAGTTGACGCTGCGGCCAAAAAAGTCGTTGGTAGGATGTCACTGGAAGACGCTCTCAAATACGAAGGCGAAACCATGGGCCACTGCGTCGGGGGTTACTGCCCGGATGTGGAAGAGGGCCGCTCACGCATCTACTCACTGCGCGACGCCAAAGGTGAGCCGCATGTGACGATTGAAGTTCAGCCTTACCCTTACGCTCCGAGGTGGGAGGTTGTTAAAGGGTATTTACCGCAAGCCGAAGAAATGATGCGTGCTCGGGGGATTACCAATGCACGCGAGGAAGAAATCTCTGAACTTGCAACCCAATTAGCTAAAGAAAACATGCCTCCGTTGATTCAACAAATCAAAGGCAAAGCCAACCGCGCCCCCAAAGACGAGTACCTACCCTTTGTGCAGGACTTTGTGCGCTCGGGGCAGTGGTCGAGCGTCGGGGACTTAGGTAACACTGGGCTGAAACGACTTAGTGATATGGGCGATGAACCATTGATAAAAGCTGCACGTGAAAAGCTGGGCGATTACGCAACTCAAGAAGAATGGGATGCCATCATGAGAGGCGGAGTAGGCTACGCCGCCGGTGGTGCGGTGCGCATGAAGAAAGGTGGCGCGGTCACGGACCCCAACGAGCCCGAAGTAAAGCGCCTTCCGGAGCCGGGGTTGCTCACCGCAACGATGTACGCTGAGACGGCGGCCCGCGAGATGTACCCAAAGGACCCGGTCAAACGCGACGCCGCAAGGCACATGATTGCGTCCAGCATCCTCGGCCAGAAGCTCAGCCCCGGCACCTCAAGGCTGCTGGGTGAGCTGTACGAGTTCAAGACCAGCCCGCTGCTGCATCTGAAGTCGGCTGTGGGGTTGGGCGCTCCGCCGCCGGGCTACGAGATGGACAAGTTCAACAACGCCCTGGGGTCTGAGCTGCAGTTCCGCAATCAGGCCGAACTGCAACGCGGCGTGCGTCAGGCGGTGGACACCGGCCGGGCTCGGCTGACGCCGGATGAGCCCGCGCCTTACCGTCGGGGCGGTGCGGTTAAAATTGAAACTAATCCCACGCTCATGGCCGATGAGCTGTTGTTCAAGGGCTACAGGCGCTGAGAGGAACCCGAGCTATGGCTATCGAATTTCCACAACCCCAACTTGAAGACGAACTGCCCGCTGGGCCGATGACCGTCGAGTACGAAGAGGAAGAACTCGAGCTGGGCGACGCCGAGCTGGAGGAGCTGCCCGATGGGTCGGTGCTCGTCAACCTTGAACCGGACAGCGGCCCGGAGGAGAACCCCGAGTTCTACGCCAACCTGGCGGAGGTGTTTGACCCGCTCGACCTCGATACGCTCGCCAGCCGGTACTTGCAACTCATCAAGAAAGACAAAACGGCGCGGGAAGATCGCGACAAGCAGTACGAGGAAGGTCTCAAACGCACCGGGATGGGTAAGGACGCACCGGGCGGCGCGACGTTCATGGGCGCGAGCAAAGTCGTGCACCCCGCGATGGCGGAGGCCTGCGTCGACTTTGCCTCCCGAGCCATAAAAGAGCTGTTCCCGCCCGACGGCCCCGTCAAGACTAAAATCCTCGGCCATAACGACGAGGAGAAAACCCAGCGTGCCGAGCGCAAGCGCGACTGGATGAACTGGCAATTGACGGAGCAGATTGAAGAGTTCCGCGACGAGCAGGAGCAACTCCTCACGCAGCTGCCCCTGGGCGGGTCGCAGTACCTGAAGCTCTGGTACGATGACCGGCAAAAGCGCCCCTGCGCCGAGTTCTTGCCCATCGACAAGGTGTTGATACCCTTTTCGGCCACGAATTTCTACACCGCGCAGCGGGCCACCGAGATCCACGACATCAGCGAGTGGGAATTCAAGCGTCGAATCAGCTCCGGTATGTATCGCGACATCAGCCTGATTCGCGCTACCATGGAGCCCGAGGAAACCAAGGCCGAAAAGGCCAACAACCGGATCGAAGGTCGCAAGTGGGATGAGAACACCGACGGCGAACGCCGTGTTTTTCACATCTACACGTGGCTCGAGTTTGAAGATGACCGCGAAAGTGGGGGCGAAATGGCCCCGTACATCCTGATGATCGACGAGCTTGAGTCGGAAGTGGTAGGGTTGTACCGCAACTGGGAAGACGGCGACGAATCGATGACCAAACTAGACTGGGTCATTGAGTACAAGTTCATCCCGTGGCGTGGGGCGTACGCAATCGGGCTGCCGCACCTCATCGGAGGGCTCTCGGCGGCGTTGACGGGGGCGCTCCGTGCCCTGCTCGACTCGGCGCACATCAACAACGCACCTGCTATGCTCAAACTGAAGGGCGCAAAGGTGAGCGGGCAGAGCCAACAGGTCGACATCACGCAGGTCGTCGAGATCGAAGGCGCACCGGGTGTGGATGACATCAAGAAAATCGCGATGCCTATGCCTTTTAACCCTCCGAGCGCGGTGCTTTTTGAGCTTTTGGGGTGGCTTGACAAGGCCACTAAGGGCGTAGTCACCACGGCGGAGGAAAAGATCGCCGACGTGAGCGCGCAAACCCCCGTCGGCACTACGCAGGCACTCATCGAGCAGGGCGCGGCGGTTTTCAGCGCCATTCACGCCCGGTTGCACGATGCGCAAGGGCGACTTTTGAAAGTTCTGGGCCGTCTGAACCGCTGGCACCTGAAAGACATGCGTAAAGGCGAGGTAGTAGCGGACCTCGAGATCGAGGAAGACGACTTCAAGCGCAATACGGACGTGGTGCCGGTGTCAGACCCGCATATCTTCAGCGAAACCCAACGCATGGCGCAGATTCAGGCGGTGTTGGCCCGTGCGGACGCCGCGCCGGACCTCTACGACCGGCGAGCGGTGGAAGAACGACTGCTGAAGCAGCTGAAAATACCCGGCTACAACGAACTGCTCAAGAATACACCTTCGCCGGATGAACTCAGCGCGGTTGATGAGAACGTTGCCATGGCGCTGGGGCAGAACGGCTACGCCTATATGCATCAAGATCACTTGGCGCATATTCAGACGCACTTGGACTTCGCCCTGAACCCGGCGTTCGGCGGTAACCCTATCATGGCGTCGATTTACCTGCCTCGGGCGCTGGAGCATGTGAAGCAGCACATGATCCTGTGGTATCTGAACCGATCCCAAGGGTACGTGACCAAGCTCCGCGACGGCCGCCCCGTGACCGAGGCCGAGTACGAGGACAAAACCCTCACGGCGCAGATTGACAAAGTGTATGCGCTCGTGTCGCAGCACGTCAAGTCCGACGCCGAGCAGGCGTTCGGTAAGATTCTTCCCCTCGTCGGGCAGCTGCTGCAGGCGATGCAGCAAATGACCCCGCAACCTCAGTTGCCGCCCGAGGCGCAAGTGCTCAAAGAGACCAGTCTGGCGGAAACCCAACGCCGCGCCCAGCGCGACGCAGCGGAGATGCAGCTCAAAGGAGCCGACATGCAACAGCGGGGGCAGATTGACGTGGCGCGGCTTCAAGCCGAGCAACAACGCGCCGCCGAGCGTGATCAGATTGACGTGGCGCTGAACGCCTCGGATAACCTGACCCGCGAGCGCATAGAAACCGCACGCCTGACTCAAGAAGACGACAGGCTGCGCACCGAGCAGTACGAGACTGCAATCCGGCTTCAAAACGAAGCCCAACGTAACCTAGGAGCTGAACGTGGCCCAACCATCCAATAACCTCAAAGACAACGAAGCCGTCCCCTACCACAAGCGCATCGCTATGGGCGCGGCGCTCGACGGCACTAGTCTGAAGTCCAAAGGTAGCACCACCCCTCAACCCGCACAAAAAGGAGCCCCCGCCCCGCTAGCACGCAAAAACAAATGACCCTAACCCTGAGCCAACTGATTGGCGCATTCAAGGCACGTCAGGCTGAAATAGGCCATTCCCTAGCGGCGGGCAACGCTGCGACCTGGGAGGCGTACCAGCGCATGGTTGGCGAACACATGGGGCTGCAAAAAGCCCTTGACATTATTGAGAACTTTATAGAGGAAGAAGATGAACATGATGACTGAACCAGTAGCGTCGCAAGACGCTGAGATGGCTTGGGCTTTCCCGAGCGTGGATCCTGGTGCGCAGCCGTTAGGTGGACGTATACTGGTGCAACTGCGCCGTAGCCGTAAAAAGACCACCAAAGCAGGAATCGTACTCGTTGAGGAAACCAAAGAGACCGAAAAGTGGAACACCCAGGTCGCCAAGGTCATCGCCGTGGGGCCGCTCGCCTTTCGGCATCGCGACTCGATGAACCCCTGGCCCGAGGGGTCGTGGTGTGGGGTGGGTGACTTTATTCGTGTGCCCAAGTGGGGCGGCGACCGTTGGGAGGTCAAAGTGCCCGGTGAGGACCACCTTGAGGACCCCGCACTGTTCATGATCGTCAATGACCACGAGGTCATTGCCCGAATCACCACTAACCCCCTCGAGACTAAGGCATTCCTATGAGCACGAGCACCGAAGTAAAAGAACCCGATATCGAGATCACCGAGCAGCCCGACGGTTCAGTCGCGGTGGCGCTGCCGGAAGGTCTCGCTCCACCCTCGGTTCAAGATGACGATGAGGACGACTCACCGCAAAACAAAGCCGAAGGCGGCCCCGCCGACGACCCGGCTGACGCCGACGCCGACGACGACACCGAGGCGCTACGCAACGCCAAACGCGAGCGCCGCCGCGCCAAGCGCGAACTAGCCCGCAAAACCAGCGCCGAGAAAGACCAGCGGTTGCAACTGCTGCAGCGACAAAACCAAGAGTTAATGGAGCGGCTGAGCGTGGTTGAGCGTAAAACGCACGCCGGCGAAATCGCCAAGCTCGACAAGGCGGTCGAAGACCAAGAGCTGCGGCTCGAGTACGCCAAGCGCAAGATCGCCGAAGCCACCCGTGCTCAAGACGGCGACGCCCTGGCGCAGGCCCAGGAGCTCTGGTACGAGTCGAGGCAGCAGCTCGAAGCCTTGAAAAACCTCAAAAAGGCCAGCACCACCCCCCGGCAGCAGAACAACCTGCCCGATGCGAGGGTGCAGAAGATGGCCGCCGACTGGATTCGACGCAACGACTGGTACGACCCCCAGCACCGCAACACCGACTCCCGAATCGTCAAGCAGATAGACGAAGAACTCACCGCCGAGGGCGGCTGGGACCCGGCAACCGAGGAGTATTGGGAAGAGCTCGACGAGCGGGCAAAAAAGTACTTGCCTCATCGGTATGAATTGAGCTATAATGCTCCGAATCAGCGTTCAAGGCCTCGGAATATGCAAACTAGCACTGGTCGCGAATCATCCAACAGTGGCGGCTCCCCCAAGGGCCAGTTCATGCTCGAACCGGATCAGGTACGCGCCATGAAGGATGCCGGCTTTTGGGACGACCCCGTCAAGCGCAACAGTATGATCAAGCGCTACGCGGCGGAAGCTCGCAAACGTGCTGCTGCAAACCCACGCTAATTCAAAGGACGCACACAAATGGATTCAAGACTTAAGAAATCTCTCTCCGCCGGTGGACGCGAAAGCCGCGCAAGCGAAGACCTCGACCGCCTTCCGCCGGAGACTATGTTCGCCGCCTCACAGGACATCGACAAGATGTGGAGTGACGAGTGGACGCAAACCGCCCTGCCGAACGTGCCCGCCCTGCCGGGTTGGCACATGTGCTGGCTTTCCACCACTAACAGCTACGACACGATTGACAAGCGAATCCGACTGGGGTACGTTCCGGTGACAGCCGATGAGTTACCTGGGTTTGAGAATTATCGCGTAAAAGCGGGCGAGCATGTGGGTCACATTTCGTGCAACGAAATGTTGCTGTTCAAGATTCCGACTGAACTCTACCAGCGGGTCATGGCGCATTTCCATTATCAAAAACCAATGGAAGCAACTCAAGCGATCATGGAACGTATGGAGGAACTTCAGCAGGGCGCTGACAGCTCAGGACACAAACTCCTGAAAACGGAAGGCGAAGGCTTCGGACGAGTGGCACAATCATCCGTCAACCGACCCCCGGTCTTCGAGGGTTAAATTGGAGTTTACAATATCATGTCTGCAACCTTAGCACCCTTTGGTTTGCGGCCTGCGTATCACCCCTCGGGGCTCGATCGTGCGCAGGGGCTAGCCAATGTGATTCAGTCGGGGTATGCTCAGAACATCTTGAAGGGTCAGGCCGTTAAGCTCGACCCCACAACTGGGTATATCGTTCGTGCCGCGAGTGGCGATCCTATTTACGGCGTCTTTGATGGCGTTGAGTGGACCGACACCACGGGGCGTCGTCGTGTGTCGAACTGCTGGCCCGCCAACACGGGCTATCAAACCGGCTCACTCATTGCGTACGTATGGACTGACCCCAAAGTGGTTTACGAAATCCAAGCCGAAGGCTCGATTGCGCAAACCGCCCTGGGCCAAGAGTACGACATCACCAACCCGTATAACCCGACTTCGGGCGACCCGACGCTGGTGGGTCTGTCTCAGGCCACTATGGGCACTACGGCAGCCTCCGCCAACGCCACCAAGACCCTGCGCGTGGTCGATCTGGCTCCGTATCCGGGCAATGCATGGGGTGATTCGTACACGATCGTTCGTGTGCAGATTGCCGAGTTCCAGTACGCTGGTATTTACGAAGGTGCGGCGGTGGCTTACCCCGTTACCGTAGCTTAAAGGAGGGCTAACAAATGGCAGCCCCAATGCGCAGTACGGACTTTCGGAGCATCGTTGAGCCTATTCTGAACGAGTGCTTCGACGGAGTCTATGATCAGCGTGCCGATGAGTGGTCGCGAGTCTTCCGCGAGCAGAACGGCATCCCCCGCAACTACCACGAGGAACCCGTCCTGTACGGTTTCGGCCTTGCACCGTTGCTCCCCGATGGCAGCCCCGTAACCTATCAACAGGGCGGCGTGTTGTTCCTGAAGCGTTACGTCTACTCGGTGTACGGTCTAGCCTTTGCGTTGACGAAAGTCCTCGTCGAAGACGGCGACCACATCCGCATCGGGTCGGTGTACGCTCGGCACCTTGCGCAGTCTTTGGTCGAGACCAAAGAAACCCTGTGTGCCAACGTGCTGAACAACGCCTTCACGGGCGGACAGTACGCCGGCGGTGACGGTGTGGCGCTGAATAGTGCCTCACACCCAATCGTGAACGGCACAGTGAGCAACCTCCTCACCACAGCGGCCAACCTCAGCCAGACCTCCCTTGAGCAGATGCTCATTCAGGTGCGTCAGGCGGTTGACAACAACGGCAAAAAGATTCGCCTCGTGCCACGACAGCTCGTCGTCGCCCCAGGCAACATCTTCCAAGCCGAAGTGTTGCTCAAGAGCGTGCTGCGTGCCGGTCAAGCAAACAACGACATCAACCCAGTCAAATCTATCGGCTTGCTCGATGAAGGTGCTGCGGTTCTGTCGCGTTTGACCAGCTCGACCGCATGGTGGGTGCAGACCGACACGCCCGAAGGTATGAAGCTCATGATGCGTCGCGGCCTTGAAAAGACCATGGAAGGTGACTTTGAAACCGACTCCATGCGCTACAAGGCCACCGAGCGTTACGATGTGGGCTTCACCGATTGGCGCGCAATGTACGGCACGCCCGGAGTCTAAGGAAACCAGGGGGCTTCGGCCCCCGCTTTATAGGAGTTAAAGTATGACTACGACTCGGTTTCCTAATGGGGTCACCAACGTGGGTGAGCAGTCGCTGTTTGCTGAGCTAGGCCAGCCCGCAGCCACGCTGTATCACACCTACTTTGAGGACTTCGACTACTACACGGCGGCCGACTGGACTGTCACGGAAACGGACGCAGGTGCAACGCAGGCACTGACTGATGGCGATGGCGGCTTACTGCTCATCACTAACACCGCTGCTGACAATGACCTCGTGTCCTTGCAGAAGAAGGGTGAGTCATTCCGTTTTGCCACTGGTAAAGCTCTGTTCTTCGAGGCCCGTTTCAAGGTAAGTGATGCCACGCAGTCGGATGTTGTCATTGGTCTGCAGATCACCGACACCACCCCGCTTGACGTGACTGACGGTGTGTTCTTTATCAAAGCCGATGGAGCTGCGACGGTTGATTTCCTTGTTGAGAAAAACAACACGGCAACCACCGCGAGCGCCGTAGCCACGATGGCAAATGACACCTACATTCGCTTGGGGTTCTACTACGACGGGGTTTCGGCGGTGCAGTACTTTGTGAATGGCTCAATCGCTGGCAGTTCGGTAACTACCAACCTGCCCGACGATGAGGACATGACCATCACCATCGCGATCCAGAATGGTGAAGCCGTCGCCAAGACCATGACCGTGGACTATGTCTATGTAGCCAAGGAGCGCTAATCATGGGCCAATTTAAACCGATGGTTAAAATGATGACCACCGAGCCTTCAGTGATTTTGAAACTGAAGAAAGGCGGTTCGGTCAAAGCGCCCAAGAAGATGATGGACGGTGGGGTGATGAGGGGTCTGGCGGCTGCGCCCGCACCCGGTGCTCGAGGCGGGATGCCTCCGGCGGTGGCCCCTGCGCGTCCTTCGATGGCTGCGCGCCGCAAAGCTATGATGGCTCGCCCGATGATGAAAGAGGGTGGCGAGAGCAAAGCTGAGCATGCCGCCGAGATGAAGAAGATGATGGGCACCGAGGCTAAGCTCAAAAAGCATGCTTCGATGCCCGCTTCTAAAGCTCACAAGGGGCTGAAGACGGGCGGCGTGGTGATGGGTCAGGCAGGGTTCAAAGAAGGCGGAGTAATTGGCGTAGCGGCCTCTGAAAAGGGAGCTAAGGGTTATGTCAAGACCAAGGTGGACACTGCTTCAGGCGAGCATCACACTCCGAAGAAGACTGGCGACGTGGCAATGGGCAAACCCGGCGGTTATAAACACGGCGGAAAAGCTCACAAATACGCCAAGGGCGGCGGGGTCGAAGGTAATGTTTCGACTTCCAAACCCGGCCCAACCAACACCACCACCGGCGAAGTGAAGAAAGGCAACGCCGGGGGTTTTAAGAAAGGCGGTGCGTTGGGAAAGCGTTATGCTACGGGGGGTCTAGTCGATAGCGGACGTCCCGTAGCGATGCCTCGGCACCCGGTGTCAAAACCCGTGGCTAATGACCTGCAGTCCGGAACCTTCAAAAAGGGTGGCGGAGTACAGAAAAAGGCCTACGGCGGCGCGTGCTGAAACGGCGGGGGCTCGTGAGCCCCCGTTTATTTTGAGGACTTGTGATGAAAGTTCAATCCGTATCCAAAACCGGGGTAGGCTCTAGTAGCACCGTGGTCATGAATACAAACATCAGCCCATTTAATGTGGGTTTTGGTGTTACGGTTTCAGGCACTGTGAATTACACCGTGCAGCATTCGTTTGACGATCCTTCAGGCACCATTTCAACTTGGTTTAGCCATCCTACGGTTGCCGCTCAGACGGCCAACGCTGATGGTAATTACGCATTTCCTGTTAGTGCTATCAAGCTGCTTGTTAACTCAGGCTCTGGCACTGCAACGCTAGAACTCATTCAAGCAGGTATCTGATGGGTATCGTCGGCTATACCGGCGTCGCTAATCAGGCTAACACTTCAGACGGTTTTGCTCGGGGTGTTGGTGCGCAGAATATCATCGGCGGCATTAACTACGGTTTAGACGTTGGTGACGATGGTGTGGTTGACATGTACGGTGTGGTTCCAACAACCACGTTTTACATTCTTGACGAAACGACACCAGGGTACGTGTTGCAAGAAGACAGCACCAAAATCGTATTGGAGCAATCATAATGGCTGATCAGAAGATCTCAGCAATGCCTGCAGCCGCAACGCTGACGGGCGCAGAGCTTGTGCCGTTAGTGCAAAGTGGCGCGAATGTGCAATCAACCATCGGCGATTTGCGTGCGTTTGGCGCAGCTTATGGCGGCTTTAGCAGCACCCTAGATCAGACGGGAAGCACCACCGCTGGCACGGCCATGACTTGCAACACTACGGATATTGCCGATGGCGTTACCCTGGTTAGCAGTAGCCGTTTTACGGTGCCCAATGACGGCATTTATAATTTTCAGTTCAGCGCCCAGTTCAAGAATGTCGCTAACGAGCAGCACATTGTCACGATTTGGATCAAGGTTAACGGTTCAGATCTCGCCAACTCATCGACGCAAATTACGGTGCCAGCGCGTAAGAATGCAGGCATCTTTGGTTTCGCGGTGGCCGCCTGGAATTTTTACTTAGATCTGAACGCCACTGACTATGTGCAGTTGTTTTGGCTGCCTGAATCGACGGATGTAACGCTGGAGGCATTGCCGTCAAGTGTGACGCCCGCGTACCCGGCTATCCCTTCGTTGATTGTTACCATGGGGCAGATAGCTTAAATGCCTGCCAAGACTAAAGCTCAATTTCGGCTCATGAAAGCCGCCGAGAACAACCCAAAGTTTGCCAAGAAGGTCGGCATTCGACCTGACGCGGCTGCAGAGTTCACTGAGTCTAATGTAAAAGGGAAAAAGTATGCTCGACTCCCTGAAAAGATGGCTAAAGGTGGCGAGCCGAACCTTTCGATTGGTCGCGGTGAGAAACTTCCGGCGTCTCAAGGCGCGGGTTTTACGGCGAAAGGCCGCGCCAAGTACAACCGAGCCACCGGCTCAAACCTGAAGGCTCCGCAACCCGAAGGTGGCCCCCGGCGCGATTCATTTTGCGCTCGAATGGGCCCAGTAGCGCGGAAGTCTGATCGCGGGTCACGTGCACGGGCCTCAATGAAACGCTGGAACTGTCCAGGGTGGTGAACGAATGGCGTACTCAGATACTTACGGTCAGGTTTATAGCGTTCAGACGCTGATTGATCATGCTGCTCGACGGTGCGGAAAGTTAGCCGAAGAACTCACCAGTGAGCAGCTGGTCACAGCGCGAGAGTCGCTCGGGTTTGTTTTAACTAATTTGATAAATATCGGCATTCAGTACTGGGCTATCAGAAAAGAAGTCATCGGTCTCACCCCTGACAAATACATCTACACGCTGCCCGTTGGGGCTAATGACGTACTCAACGCGTTGTATCGCACTATGAATCGCCCTACGGGTAGTTATAGCACTTCGGCCGGAGGCACGGTATACTACGTGGCTGATGATGACGTCGACACCTACTGTCAGCAGACGAGCGCGAATGGTAATATTACGGTCGATTTTGGCACAGACAACCCGGTTTATGCGGGATCTATTGGTGTGCTACCCTATGTTTCTGGTGGTGGAAGTGCAACATGGACTTTCACCCTTCAGTATTCCACAGACGGCGTCACTTATAACACGTTGGAAGACGTCGGAACGGTAGCTGTGACTGACAACCAATGGTTGTGGTATGACATTGACCCCGGTCAGACGGTTCGTTTTTACCGCATTCAGGCCTCAGGGGGTACAACTTTGGCGTTGCGTGAGTGGTACGTGGGTAACAACAGTCGCGAAATCACGATGTCGCGTCTGAATCGTGATGATTACACTAATTTACCTAACAAGAACTTCACCGCCAATCAACCTTATCAGTTCTGGTTCAACCGAACCATTCCGCAACCTGAAATCTACCTCTGGCCGACGCCTTCAGACCCTTTTGTGCAGATGACCGTGTGGTATTCAAAGCAGGTCATGGACGTGGGCGATTTGACCGATGAGCTGCAGATCCCGCAGCGTTGGTACCTCGCCACATTGGCTATGCTTAGCCATCAGTTGTCGCTCGAACTACCCGCAGTCCCCCTCGACCGCGTTCAGTATCTTGAAACGCAAGCCGAAAAGTATTTAAATCTAGCCGAGCAAGAAGAACGCGACCGTTCTCCTATTTACTTCGCGCCGAATATTTCGGTATACACCGCGTAACATGTCTATTTTCTTAGACACCACTGGGTATGCTTCGCTGGCGATTGCGATCTGTGATCGTTGCCGGATGAAGCGCCCTTATTCGGTGTTGATGAATGACCCGAACTTTGCAGGTCTGAGAGTTTGCAACGAAGGTTGTGCGGATCAAAAAGACCCTTACCGGCTTCCGGCGCGACAGACCGAGCGAATCAACTTGCGTTTTCCTCGACCTGATGTTTCAGTGGCTGCGATTCAAAATAATTTGGTGCTGAACGATCAACAGAGTATAATTCTATCAACAGAAGGCAACACCAATCTCATTGAGAATGATGGAAACCTTGACGGAATAGCGATCTCACCATAATGGCTAATCAGACGATCACCCAGCTTCCGACCGCTCAGCCGTTGACTGGCACTGAGCTTGTACCCATTGTTCAGAATGGGGGTACGGTCAAAACGACCACGGGTGCCATATCAGCCATTTCAGGCGGTGGCGGCGGCAGTGGCGTATCGGGCTATTCAGGATTCTCTGGCTTTTCTGGGTTCTCGGGCGATAACCCCGGCTCAAGCGGTTATTCGGGCCTTAGCGGCTATTCAGGACTATCAGGCTACAGCGGCCTTTCAGGATACTCAGGCTCGGGCATATCGGGCTTTTCTGGCTTCTCAGGCCTTGGTCTATCAGGCTACTCAGGGCAAAGCGGCTTTTCAGGCCTTTCAGGGTTCTCTGGACTCTCAGGATTCTCTGGCCTTTCAGGTTACTCAGGGTCTGGTGTCTCAGGCTACTCAGGTTCTGGTATTTCTGGTTATTCGGGATTCTCAGGTCTTGGTTTATCAGGCTATTCAGGACTCTCCGGGTTTTCTGGCGGCTCAGGATTTTCCGGCCTTTCTGGATTCTCTGGTCTCTCAGGTTTTTCTGGCGCCGGCTCTGCGATTACCGTCTCTGATGAAGGTATCCCGCTCACAACCAACGTCCAGTCATTTGATTTTGTAGGTGCTGGAGTAACGGCCACAGCAATAGGTAACGCGGTAACGGTAACTATTTCTGGCGGCGGTGGTGGCGGAACTTCCGGATACTCAGGCTTCTCGGGTATCAGCGGTTTTTCTGGCATCAGTGGTTTCTCAGGTATCAGCGGATTCTCCGGAATCAGTGGGTTCTCTGGAGCCAGTGGCTTTTCTGGAATCAGTGGATTTTCTGGAATCAGCGGCTTTTCGGGCATCGGCACCTCAGGCTTCTCAGGATTTTCTGGCGCATCAGGCTTCTCAGGGATTTCTGGATTCTCAGGACTTAGTGGATTCTCTGGACTCAGCGGGTTTTCAGGCCTGAGTGGATTCTCAGGCGTATCAGGATTCTCAGGCATTTCAGGATTCTCTGGTGCTGGTACATCAGGCTTTAGCGGAACCTCGGGGTTTAGTGGATTCTCAGGATTAAGCGGCTTCTCAGGACTTAGTGGGTTTTCAGGACTAAGCGGATTTTCTGGACTCAGTGGATTCTCTGGCCTTAGTGGTTTCTCAGGAATTTCCGGATTCTCTGGAATATCCGGGTTTTCTGGCGCTGGAACGTCTGGATTCTCTGGCTATTCAGGCTCGGGCGTATCGGGCTTCTCAGGTGTTTCTGGCTTCTCAGGGGTATCGGGATACTCAGGTGCTGGAACTAATATCTCGGTATCAGACGAAGGGTCTCTCTTAACGTCTGGCGTTACGAGCTTTGATTTTGTTGGTTCGGGTGTAACGGCATCAGCCGTTGGAACTGCCGTTACTGTGACGATCAGCGGAGGCGGTGGCGGCGGTGGTGGATCTGGTTACGCCACTTACACCTACACAGGCGACGGCACAACGACGACGTTTGCCGGTGCCTCTGGCATGACGGTAAACAATGTTCTCGTCATTGAGAACGGCGTTACGCAAGTACCGACGACTGACTACACGATCTCTGGTACAAACGTTGTCTTTACGACTGCGCCAGCAAGTGGTGTGGCGATTCAGATCCGTGTGCTTGGCGGCGGTGGCGGCACTGGCGTTATTGCTGAAAATCAACAGACCATTTCCAGCAACTACTCGGTAACGGCAGCTTATAACGGCTCAAGCGTCGGCCCTGTCACGATCAATACAGGTGTTGCGGTGACTGTTGGCACAGACCAGCGTTGGTTAATTTTTGGCTAGGAAATAAACATGAGTAACTTAAAAGTTCAAGGCAATGCGTCTGGTGCAGGCACACAAACCTTGCAAAGCGCAAATACTTCGGTATCAGCGACCCTTACGCTACCTGATTCAACGTCAGCAGACACGCTTGGCTACCTAAACGCGCCGATCAATGAGCAGTCTGCCGCTTATACGGCGGTTGCTGCCGATGCCGGTAAGGTTATCTTCCACCCCTCGACAGACGCCAACGCAAGGACGTTCACAATCCCTGCTAATGCTTCGGTGGCTTATGCGACGGGTACGGTGTTGACCTTCATTAACATGACTTCGCAGGTTGTCACGATTGCGATTACGAGCGATACG